TGCACCTTCGTTGTCTCCCAGCCGCCGCTTGCCGCTGGCTTCTCTTCCTCATCCTTCTCGTCCCAAGGAGCCGTCTCCTTTGCCGCCGAGCGATAGCCCGCGTCCTTCTCCTCCCGGTCCTTCACTCTCACATACTTTCCGGCAGGTTTGAACACCTCGCCTTCCTTCGCCGCCTTCAGCATGGTGATACGGCTGAACACCCCCCGCTCAGTGTGTTCATGTTCCACCATCAGCTTGACGGTGCGCCCCAGAATGGATTCCAAATCAAACCCTTCCAACTCAGAAGCCGAAAGGTCACGACCCAGAATCTTCTTGAGGTCGATGCGGAGGTTGCTCTTCTCATGCAACGGATCGCGCCCGTCGATGCGATAGCCCCGGCTCCACAGACAGAACCGCTTGCCCTCCTCATCCTCAACCGCCGTCTCATAGACCACCTTCACCTCGTTCACCGTCTGAGTCTTGCCTTGCCATGTTTTTTCACGCTCCTTTGGGGGGGTGATGTCCACAATGACCGCCAAAACTGGCGATTCGGTTTCAGGATGGGGTGTGAAATCACCCGTGCCACTGCCTTTTTTCAGAATCATGCTCATAGTATTGAATGCTTATGCTTTTGGTTTGTTTGAATGCCGTCTCTCCGGCTGTCCTTTTGAGTCCTTAACACCGGACCCGAAATCTTTTCTCTTGTGCCAATCGGCAAAGTCCCACACCGCCACCACCGCCAACCCGAATGGAGCCATCACGAACGCGAGAGCGCCCCAAAGCTGCCACGAACGGCAAGCGAACTGCCACAGCAAATCAAGCGCCTCAATCATGGCCCACCTCCTCTTCACCCAATGTCGCGCACAGACACACCACCGGCCCGCCGCAACTCTGCCGAAACCCCGGCTCCACATGAGTCAACTCCAAGATGGACAGAAGCGGAATCTCCTTGCGGGAGCGCAGCCAAATCACCACCTCCGCATCCATCCCGCGTGGATTCTCCGCCGCCAAATCCCCCATCTTCTGACACAGTTCGAGAATGCTCATGGCTTCACACCTCCCAGCAAAGATTCCAAACTCTCCACCGTCACCGGCTGGACCCGCCCGAAGTGCTTCTTGCGGATGTAGGTGTTGAGTCTGTCAGCCCGCACCGAAGGAGAGCGAACGCCCGTGTGTTTGGAAATAATCACCAGCCGCGCCCGCTGATCGTTGCGAAGGGTTTGGGCCGTGCGGTTCACCAGCTTGCAGACGAGGTGCAGCGGGACGTAGATTTCCTTTAACTCTTCGCTTAATGCTTTATCCATAAAATTGTTCAGGGCTTAGGGTTTCGGGGCGTATAGGTTACTTACACGCGGCGTCCAAAAAAAAGAGAGCTTGTTGGGCCTTACTCCGCCGCTCTTCCTTTGCCACTTTTGCCAACCTTTTTGCTACGTCCAGAGGGATTCGGATTGACAGCACTGATGTGCTTCCTTGCGACGGCTTCGGCGATTTCTTGATATTCGGCTGGAGTGAGCGAGATTTCATGGGTGGAGTCTGATAAGATCGAGGTGACAAGCCGGGATAAGTCCCAGCCCTTTTGTTTTGCCATCTTCTCAAGCCTTGCGCGAACAAGGACCGGAATCCTCACGGAGAGGACTACCTTGTCGGCGGCGTGGGCATTTGGCATGGGGAAAGGTTTAACGTGGGTTACTTACAATCGCAACAAAAAAACATCATTTTGCTAATTTTGTTTTCAATCCCTTGTGTTATAAGGGAAGAATGAAAGCGGCAACATTCATTCTCGCCCTCGTCCAGTTCGTTCTTGTGTGCAAACGCGCCGAAGAATCGCCACCCTCGACCTTGCTCGACTACTTCGCCTTCCTTGTTCTCATCGCCCTCCCAACCGTCGCTCTCTTTCCTTTCCTCTTCTCATCGCCCGAACCCCGCCCGAAACCCTCGCCAGACCAATAAAATCAAGCCCTCCCGCCTCCCTTAAAATCTGCCCTCCAGCAATGGAGTTACGAGTTCGAGTCTCGTCATCGGCACCAAAACAAAAGGAAAACAAAGCGAGTTGCAAATGGGAGCAAAGTGAGGGAGTAGTTGAGGCATGGGAACCGCTGCCCGAAAAACGCCCCCGATTGCCCGAAAAGAGTTCGTCCTTTTTGCGGGGCGAAAGATTCCACTGGTGAAGGAAGCATCAGGAACTTGGCGGCTCCGCAGCCGCAGCCGTCACTACGCGATTGATTTCGGGCTGGGAACTTCCGACCTCAACGCAGCGAAGCGCATCGCCCGCGACCACTTGGAAGGCCGCTCTAAACTCATCCCGCGCAAGGGTGGCGAGACTTTGGAGGATGTCGCCCGCATCTACCTCGACATGCCCAAGCGTTGCGGGGAGCGAGCGGCTACGGATAACGTGCAGCGTCTCCGCTCCATCGTCCGGCTTGCATGGGGGCGGGAGTTGTCGCAGGTCCGGCTTGTGGATCTCAACCCGAAGCTATGGCGGGACTTCATGGCCGCAAAGCTGGGGGGCGTTCTTGACCTTGCCACCCGTCGCCCAGGCAATGCCGCGATCAACGCCGCTGTTCGTTCTGCCGCCTCGATCTTCATCCCGCGCCTACGCCCCGCCTACGCAGAGCACGACATCACCATTCCCGGCGATGCGATTGTCATTCAGTGGTTGCCTGTCATGCACCTTCCGCCCGCGCCGTCAGATGATGATGCCTTGTTGCGTTGGTGGGAGTCACTACCCGCGGGTTCGCCCGAATGGTTCGCCGCGGGCCTTGCTCGATTCGCTGGGTTGCGGTCTGCCGAGATTTCAGCCGCCCGCCCCGGTTGGTTGGCGGGTGACTCCATCGAACTGAGGGACCGACCAGAGGAGGGATTCTTGACCAAAACGGGCAAGCCCTACCGCGCCCTTATCCTCCGCCCCGAATTGACCGAAGCCATCCGCGCTTTGCCCGAAGGTTCCCCCATCGTCCAGCCGACCACCGCGAAGCGGTCAGAGTGGTTTGAACGGGACTTGCCCCGCCTCGTCCGGCCATTCTGCCCCACCGCCAAGAAGCCGCTGCATCGCCTCAGAGGGCTTTACGCCGACGAGGTGGCCCGACTCACTCAGGATGCTGTTGCGGCCCGTCTCGCTGGCGTTCGTGAGGCAAGCGCAGCCCTTGGGCATACGACCACCGCCACCACCATCAACCACTACCTCACCCCGCCATGAGAAAGACGAAGGCCCAGAAAGAGGAAGAGGCCAAACTCGAAGCGAAGCGGGCCAAGGAGCGCGAACGCTGGAAGCGCAGGACCACAGGAGCCAAGGGCAAAGCCTACAAAGAGAAGAAGCAGGCCAAAAAAGCCGAGTGGCAGAAGAAGAACGCGAAGAAGAACCTCCAGTACGTTCAAGAGTTCTATGAACGCTACGGCATTTCAGGCAGGGAAGCCCGCGCCCTTGGCAAAGAAGGTGCCGCCAGTGGCACAGAAGGAACAACAACGAAACCTCCCCGCGCCTCGCGGAAGCGGGACACTGGCGGCAAAGTCACTGAGTCGATTGGAAATGCATCGAATCGAATCCCCAAAAAGCGCCAGCCGAAAGCCAACCCTCTCGGGCGAAACACTCCATAATCTCCAGCGGCATATCAGACCGCATGGGCCAGGAGTCTCGAAACGTGTTGTCGTCTGCGTCAAGATCAATGGCAATGCCCCATGAGTGAAGCGAGAGAGACGAGCCGCCGCGTTTTGGGCGATAGTTGTAAATGCCGCCGTAGTCCTCCGCTTCCTCCATAATGCCACGATCCGCGCCGTATCGGGAACCAATGTCAATCAGCACCCGCAAAAGTGAGTCTTTGACCTTGTGATGGCATCGGCCTTTGAAAACACGCTTGCCGCCGTAGTAGGTTGGAAATGGGAAGTCGAACGGTACAAGGTTGTTCTCGTCCCCCGGCTTTCCGAAAAACGCTTCAACGCTTTCACGATCCGAGCGGGGCCACGGGTTCCTTGCTGGCATCAGGCCGCGCAGGTAGGCGCGACACATCGCTTGTGACTTCGGCCCCCAGAACCCATCAGGGTCAACGCCAATCCTTCGCTGCATCTTCTGAATTTCAAAGGTGTTCATTTAGTGAGGCATTTGAAGAAGGGCCACGGAGTCCAGCACGCACCGAACCAACACCACCGTCACCACAAGCGAGACGGAAAAGAGAAGGCACAGGTAGCATTTTTTGAACATCATTGAGCTTTGCGTTGGAAAGCCACAGCGGTTTCAATCAGCAGGTTCACGGCCCAGCCTTGAAGGTCAGGCCAGAGGCTTTTCAGCATCTTCGTCACCGACTCCTTGCGGTTCGCCCCGCTTTGCAACATCACGTCACTTGCGGCCATGCCCACCCAATGAAGAGCGGTTGACCATTGCTTTGCCGTGATGCCAGCCAGCCACGCCAGAATGTGCTTGATGAGAAACTCTTTCATTCCACCACCTCCGCCTTTGGGATTTTAGGCTCCTTGCGCCACACGTTAATGATGCCCACCAAAGCGAGGAAAGCCGCGATAATGTGCTCATGGTATTCCGGCTGGATCGTGACGCCAAAAGCAGCAGCGAGAGCGAGGAGGCCGCGCACGGTGGAGGGTTCAGAGAGTTTTGAAAGTACGACATTCATAGGCTTAATTGGGTTGGGTTTTCTGCGATTGAGACGTTCAAGGTGGGGTGGTGTTGGGAAACTCATGGCGCAAGATAGTTCTTTACAAGGTCAACGACTGTTGCCACGGGAATGCGACCAATAGCAAAAAGCCCCAACACGGTAGCAACCAAAAATTCTCTGGGACGAGCAAGGATGAGGTCACAGAAACGAGGGATATAAGTGCTGAACAAACCAGTGCCAGCGACCACAGCTTCAGCCTTTTTGTCAGGGCAAACGAGGATGAGGACAGTGAAGAAATCGACACGCCCCTGCTCGTCTCTAATTGCAGTGACGTGTAACTCCACCCACACAATGGAGCCTGACTTGGCGATGTATCGTTTCGCCAACGAATAACCTTCCGCCCCTGGGTCGGCAAGGAGTCGTTTGACCTCTGAAACATCGACATCAATGTCGGCTGGATGGGTGAAGTGTTTGAAGTGTTTGCCAACAAGTTCGTTGTTGGAGTAGCCAAGCATCCTGAACCATGCATTATTGACCATGCGAATGATTCCCTCTCTTGATACCAAAGCCTTGCAAACAGGGCCGTGATGCCAGAAAGCATGAATAACTCTAGGATCAGATAAGGTATCATCGTCCACATGGGTTGGTTTTTATGGTTAGAATCGTCTGGTGATGGTGACTCGAAAGCTTTTCAAAGCCGCGCCCAGGCTGATTGCCCATCTGGGCTTTTCACGCTTAGGCACAGGCTTGAAAGTCGCCGCCTCTTGCGGTGCTTTGGGTGGAACGTCCCACCCTGGAACTGGTGTGCCGGGATGAGTAATCATCGTCCTTTGACCTCCGCTTGAGCTTTGAGCAGTGAGCGCAGCGCCTCCGCTGCTTGCACTTGCCGTTCAGGACCGAACTCGCCACGGTATTCCCGCGCCACAACCGCCGTTGATTTCGGGTCTTGAATCTCTGTGATGCGTTGAGTGACCCCACCACTTGCCGAGGATGAGGTATCACCAGCCACAAGGGAGGTTTCAGAAAACATCTTGCCCAGCTTGGCGAACGCCTTCACCACCTCCGCATCCGCAAAGATGGGGTTGGTTGCCGGATCAAGGCCCGCCGTTTTCGCCACCCGTGAAGCAAGGCCAAGCTGGGAGTCAAACTCTGTCCCCCACGCTTCGCGCAGTTTGCCCGTTTCCGCGGTGAGGTGAGCCGCTTCCGCTTCCGCGCTCATCTGAACCCCTTTGGTCAGAGACTCGCCATAGAAGCCAAGGATCTCTTTGACCGCCCCCGGTGGTAGGTTGTGCTTGTGAGCCAACGCCAGAAAAGCCTTCTCACTGTTGCCGTCCCAAAGTGTCTCAGGGATGGCTTCAGGCCGCAGTGACTTCGACTCACCCAAGTAACCCTCTGGAGTTTCAGGAGCGCCCACCACCTTTCGCCAAGATGCGAGTTGTTCAGGCGTTGCGCCTTCGCCGGGAGCCTCCAACTTTTTGCCCACCATGCTTTTCGTCTCAACGTAGGACTTGGCGAGGTCGATCACCGAGGGCATCACCTTCAAGGCCGCATGACCGCGCAGGTTCTCCGGTAGTTTGTCCACCCAGCCTTCACTGAAAGAGCCATCTTCCTTGGCCCAAGTCCACGCAGCAGGAGCCGCGCTTTCGCCAGCCGCAGGAGCAGCGCCACCATCACCACCCAAGAGCGTAGCGCCACCAGCCGCGCCACCGTCACCACCACCAGAAGCACCTTCGCCGCCTTCACCTTCCATCAGCCGCCCGCGATTCCAAAGGAGCCAGTTCATGCTTCACCTCCTTCAACCGAGAGTTTCACCCAGCCAGCGTTTCCAATCTCGAAACCGTTGCCCGCCAGAGCCTTGATGTCGTCCACCGTCACGACACCCACCTTGTCAGCCAAATCCCGAATCCTCATCGGCTTGTCCTTGAGGGCTTCAAGAATCAGGCCCAGCGCCCCCGTTTCGTTTGTTTCGATTACGGAGTCCTTAACACCACCCACATCTTCCACCGTCACAGGCCCAGGCACCGCGCCCCGGTCATTGATAATCGCATAAAGAAGATCGTTGGGAACTTCGGGTGAAATGTGAACCGACATCGGATGCACCAACCTCCCTTCTTCAGTTGAGGTGGAACCGGCGCGAAGGCCAGCGATGACGTAATGTCCCGGCGCTGGGCTGGACACGGTGATGTGTGGGTGTTCGTATTGCATGGAAAAAAAGTCAGATCAGGGATTCAGCCCATTGGCCGGGAGCCGCTGTTTTTAGTGCTGCCTCGATGTCAGCCATCACCCGCCGCTCGCCTTCATACACCGCCGCCTCTAGGGCATCATACCGCTGGCCGTGCTGCCGCCTGAATACAGCGCGATCCGTGCCGAACTTGGCCCGCAGGTCACGCAGCACCCGCTTACCGTCGTCATTGCCCAGCAGAACACGGGCGTAGCAATGCGCCAGATCGCGCCGTGCCTGTTCCTCTTTGGTTTTGGCTTCCTCAATGGTCATGCTGCTTGAAGTGCGTTGTTAACTGCTTGCCCCACAGGAGATTCAGCCGGAACCTTGCCCACCTTTGCCGCTGCATCCGCCATCATCATCGCCTGTTCCTGCTGCTGGGCCGCTGCTTCCGCTTCCGCCCGCGCAGCCCGCATCTCATCCCGTGCCTCTTCAGGCCGCAGGAACTCAGGCGGCACACCATCCGTCAGGGCGGCGGTGCGTTCAGCGGCATCAAAATCATAGTTGTCCAGAACGGACGGGTTGAGTTGCGCCACCACTTGCAGCCGCTCCACCGTCCGCATATAGCCCAGGGTTGGCAGCGCCCGCAGCGAGAGCGCAATTCGGGAAGAGTATTGAATGGATGGGTTGGGAACAAACTCTTCCGTTTCTGAAATTGGACGCCGCAGGGATTCCGGCACTTCGCCAAACCAGCCGGACACAAGGCCAATGGAAAACACCCGTTCCAAGAGTGGGTTGAAAAGCTCAGAGGTGAGGCGGGCAAAGGTGGGCGAGAACTGAATCAGCTTTTCTTGCGAGCGTTCCGCCACCTCCCGCGCCGTCATCTGCTTTTGAAGTTGGCTGAACATCTGGAACAGATCGACATGGAAGGCATCATTGACCGACCCTTGCCGCTCCTTGATCCGTTCAAGCAAAGCCTGGACGTTGCCAATGTCAGCTGTCAGAGGTCGAGGCAGCGCATTAGCCGCCGCCAGATCACGGGAAAAGTAGGTGACGCCGCGAGGGTTGGCGTCAATTTCGCCTTCCAGTTCATCCGGTGCCAGCCAAGGCGGATCAGCTAGGCGTTCAGCCATCGCGTCCATCCACATTTGAAGGAAGTTCAGTTGGCGAGCTTCCGGCAGCGCCACAAAGGACGGACACCAACCATACATCCCACCCAGCCCCGTTCCCCATTCCAAATACCGAGAGACGAACACGGGCATTTCAGGGTAGCCGCCCACCATGTTCACCATCTTGTCACCGTCCTTCTCCATGTAAACGGAGGCAATGGGCATATTGGTAGCATCTTTTTTCTTCAGGTCGCGTTCTGCATCTTCGCGTGGATAGATGGCGTGAAGAAACTCGAACTTTTCCCCCTGCTTCTTCGGGTCTTCGGAGGCCGCGAGAATCTTAGCACTCACCTTGTCAGTCCCGAACTTCTGCACCGCTTGACGGGCCGAGAGCTTGAAGGACCGAATCACCGTGTCCACCTGCCCATCTGCATCCTCATCAATGACGTAGGTTCCCACCGGCCAGCATTGCGCGTTCAACCGCTCGTTACCGTTGCGGAGTTTGGACTTCTCAAGGTAAAGGCAAGCCGTCCCGAAGCCGCCACGGTCCAGATAGAACTCATGCACCGCCAAGTAAAAGTTGGACCCCGCCAGCTTGTTCCGCGCCGTCTGCCCCGCCTTGCCTAGAAAGCGTTTAGCCTCGTCCTCCTCGATGCCGTCCGGTGGCTCGAACCCAAACCATGCCGCTTCCATCGGTGACATCCACGCGAGTTGACCGTTGGCAAGAGTGAGGTTGGCGCGAACTGCGGTGGTGTCGAAGAGCGTGTCAGCGTCCGTTGTGGAGGGAAGGCTCACCGTGCCACTCAACCCAGGCCCGCGCCGAGGCATGACGTATTTTGCCACCTCCTGCCAAAGTGTTTCCCACGGACGCCGCACCGCCACCAGCGTTTCATAGCGGTCAGAGATTTTAGAGCCTAGGGTTGATTCAGTCATTGTGAGTCCTTAATACTTTGCCGGGGTTTGTGGACGCCCCAATCCTGCTCGATGCGGCGGATCTCCAGCCGCTGCTGCGCCATCGCGAGGGCGGTGCATCCGGCGCACACCGTGGCGGCGAGGAGGACGAGGAGGAGCTGGAGGGCGCGGGTCATTGGAGGGTGACGGTGCCGTTGGGGTGAAAGGTCACTGGTTGTTTTGGCGTCAAGTATTTGGCATCTTCCAGCAAAGCCTCTGCCGTGGTGCCGAGGGCGGTGGCGATGGTTGTCACCCATGCGCGTTCTGCGCCCGCTGCCTGGAACATCAACTTGGCATTGGTGCCCCACGCTTCGAGAATTTCGGCGGGGGTTGCGGTGTCGTTTTCCCAGAGCAGACTCCAGAGGTTTTTGAAGGTGTCGAGACGCTGCGGGAAGTGCCGATTCGACTCGGCTATGATGGCTTCGGCAATGCGTTCTGCTTGCGTTTTCTCGGGCGGTGGTGGAGCGGGGATGAGGTCAGGCATGGCAGTAGTTATTTGGCGACCCAGCCGGTGGAGCCGGTGCCGGATTCTTTGACGTAAAGGGTGGTTCCTGCACCGCCATCTGTTCTGGTGTAAATGGAGCCAACTGGCGCTGTAACGACAGATTCGGGCGAGCCGCTGCCACTAGTCCAGAAAACGCTGGTTGTGGTGTGGTAGCGGACGACGGAGGCGGTGCCGGTGCCGGTGGCCTGGGGGCGGATGAGGTTGGTGCCTGCGGCGGCGGAGAGTTCAAGGTATTCGTCGTTTGCGCCGCTGTCGGTTTCGTAGATTCTGAAGGTCTGGGCATTGGTGCCGTTGCGTTGAGCGAGGACTTGGTTGGCGTCTCGGAATAGGCCGACTGTCATTGCGGAGCCGCTTGCGCCAGTGGTTGAGGCCCAGCCAAGGCAATCATCACTTCCAAGAACTACGCCAGCACTTCCTATACTAACAGTGTCTCCATAAAGCGACATAGCCCCACCGAAATTGCGGATGTTGACGGTGCTGGTGCCGAATTGCACTTCCCCTGTGCCGTTGCCTGCGCCGAGGAGCATGATGGAGGCGGCGGAGGTGAGGGTGAGGTTGTCTGACCAGGTGCCGGAGTTGTTGATTTCGCTTTGGATGCGGTAGGTGGCGGAGGGGTTGGTGGTGCCTTGGACGGGGAGCACGTTTTCACGAAAGCGGACAGTTTGACTGGCGGCGGTGGCGGTGGTTTTCCAGCCTTGGCCTTCGAGGACGATGGAGGGGCTGACCTGCTGCGCGCCTGCGGCGGCGGCGCTGGTGTTGCGGAGGGTGAGGAGGGCGGTGGGGGTGGTGCCGAGGGATTCGGCGGCGCCGAGGGTGATGGCGCTGCCGGTGACGGTGCTGCGGAGGACGGCGTCGACTGCGGTGCTGGTGGAGCGGAAGAGGAGTTCGGTGCCGCTGCCGGGGACGGTGACTTGATTGGCGAGGTCGACGCTGCTGAGGGTGCCGCCGAGGGTGAGGGAGCCGGTGCTGGTGACGGTGCCGGTGAGGGTGAGGCCGTTGACGGTGCCGGTGCCGGTGACGCTGGTGACGGTGCCGCTGCCGCCGGTGGGGGTGGCCCAGGTGCCGTCTCCGCGCCAGAAGGTGGTGGCGCTGGCGGCGGTGCCGCTGTTGAGGTGGGTGACGGGGAGGTTGCCGGTGACGTGGGTGCCGAGGTTGATGAGGCTGCGGGTGAGGACCTGGTTGGTGAGGGTGAGGTAGTTTGGCGTGCCGGCTAGGGTGAGGTCTCCGGTGTTGGTGCCGGAAACTTCGGCTGAGGCTTCAACTTCAAGATCTCCAAACAGTGTGATGACTCGATTTGAATCATTGATATTAAATGCCAGCCGTTTGTCAGCGGTGAGATTGTCGTCGGTGGATAAAATCAAATCAAAGGCGGCACTGTCGTCTAAGATGTGAAGGCCGCTGTTTGGAAAGGTGAGGCCGGTGGTGAGGGTGTTGCCGTCGGCGATGGCGCCGAGTTGGGCGGTGGTGAGGTTGCCGCTGCCGAGGAGGGAGGTGCCGTTGACGGTTTTGATGTTGGTGCCGGAGACAAGAGTTGCCTGCGCCCCCGCCGCAGTTCTCAGCCCCGCCTCATCCGCCAACGTCAAAAGCCCCCGGCCAAAGCTGGTGGTGGACAGCGCTGCGATGCTCGTCAAATCACTGTCCAATGGTTGATAGCTAGTCGCCGCCGTCGCAATCGTCAGATAATCCGTGATGGTCCCGTTCTGTGTCGCCAACGTCCCAAGTCCCAGCGTTGTCCTCATGGCCGAAGCATCCGCATCATCCAGCAAGCCGCGGGCCGCGCTCGTCAAACTGCTGACTTGTGGCGCTTTGGACGAGTCGAAGTAAAAAAGTGAATTCGCCGTGATCGTCGTCGTCCTTTGCTCGAAAGTGTCGTCAGACATCTGCAAGTCTGACATGACGCTTGTGATCGTCTGCCCAAGGCAGATCGAGGGAAGCAGTAGAAGCAAAGCGAAAATCTTCATGCAAGAGGAGCAGCACCCGCAAGGAGGCGCTGGTGAAAAATAGTTCCGTTGAAATCGTACTCGATGTAATTGCCAACCCGTGTGATGTCCGTGTTGGCTGGCAATCCCGCCCCTGTCGCGCCAGTCGGACCAGTCGGACCTTCCGGCCCAAGCCCAATGATCTCAATCGTGTGAATGATTGGATCAGGAGTGGTAAGGGTGATGGTGATGATGTCACTCATGGGCGGGGAGTGTAGATGTTGGTGACAGTGCAAACGCCGACAACGTGAGGCGGCATCCTCGTTCCGGCAGGGTCAGTGAATACCAAGTCCCAACCGTAGCGGCCCACCGTCAGAAGTGCCGTCTCTTCATCGGTTAAAACAATCGTTACCTCGCCATCGTCTGCATCCGTCACATCAGGGTCGAGGTCAAACGCAGCAGCAGAGCCGGGACTCGTCGCAGCCTTCCCTTCAACCGTCCAGCCCGTCAGATCGACAGGGTTGCCGTCCACATCCAGACAGCGAAAGACATAAGGGCCGAGGGTGGTTCCCCGCCTAATATCAAGATCGCGTCTGGCGGGTTGGTAACTCATCCAAGGAGGGTCGAGGGTTGCCCGATTTGTTGTTTCATCCCGCCAAGCCCGCCCGTCTCACCCGCAAAGATCGTGTTCCGGCCTGCGTTGGTTCGCTGAGAAGCCTTTCGCCGCTGGTCCGTTGACGCCTCCAAAGCATCCGCCGAACTCGCAGAGGGAGGAGGCGGAGGAGGGGGAGCCGGTGGCGGAACCGAAAAAGTCGGCATCTCAATCGGCTCTTGGGAAGCCGCTAGCTGCTTCTGCAACAACTCCAGTTGCAGCTTTTCGGCCTTCTTCTGTTGGGCGCTTGGCCCTTTTGGTTTGCTTCCCATAAATGCGGCGGGTTAAGGACTCCGCAGAATAACGCCGAAGCTCCCCATTGTCACGCTGAAAAATCAGGTAGGGCAACGGGAACGGAATGAACGGCACCGCCGCCGCCAGATCGCCCGCAAGGTAGGTCACAAACCACGCATCTTCTTTCCGCTTGCCGAGGAGAAAACAGTCAGGCGTTGAAAAGACGTAGCCCGTCAAGAGGTGATCCGCCACCACCTCGCAGAAGTGCGGGCCGTAGAAGGATGAGGCTTGTTCTACGGGGGTCATTGTGTTAAGAGTCTCCCATGAAATACGACAACGCAAAAGATTGGTGGAATTCTATTTATGACTCCAGAGAGGTTTATGTTTTAATGGATTGCATTGCGGGGACTGAATGGGATGAACTTCAACTTAACAAACGGGATGATGTCACTTGGCTTTTTGAATCGTTGAGAGGGTAATCATTCCAGCGCGTTATCCGCCACTCGGAAGGCATCATAAAGGACATTGGTCCCCACCCCAACCGCCGCCGCCTTCTCACCACCCATCGCCAGTGCCAGCGCCCACATGAGGGAGCGAGCGCCCTTCAATCCGCTTTCCAAGTCGCCCTCTTGGATGGCTTCGAGAACGTCAGCACCGCCACCGAGAGCGCGGTTGAGGGGTTGGGTTGGATCATTCGGGAAATAGTGACCGCCAAAAATGGGAGTCATGGCCGCATTCAGCGCCGAACCGATCAAAGGAATACCCATCATAGGACCGAGAAGCATCGCCTTAGCATAGTCACCCGCCCGCCAGTTGTCCGAGTCGAAAAGCTCGTCATCGTCATCGTCCCGCGCATCACGCCAGAGATTCGAAATCGTTTGGATCGCCAGCGGGAAAACCACATGAAGAAGAAGCAAGCGCGTTGCCCGTTCGCCTTTCGATAAGCCCGAAGATGGGGAGTAAGCCTCAAGCGCAATCGCCGCCTTCTGCCGCGCCTCAGACGCGAACATAAACAAGAACTTGCCCGTGGGTTGAAGCCCCATTTCAAAAAGGGAGCGGTCCATCATCTCCGAGGGTTGCGCCGTCCTTGCAACTGTCGCCTCTGCCTCCCGTTCCGCTTCCGTTTGGGCTAGAGCGTCATTCATCCCGGCATCCTTCGCGGATTGCAGATGGTAGTCGTAAGCCATCGCATAGCTCGCTGTCGTGAATACCGCATCGACCACGCCGATAATCTCCATGCCCTTTTGCACAAGGCCCGTGCCCCAGCTTGGCCGTTCTGCCATCATCGCCGCCATTGCTTGCCGGACTTCGGGGGAGTAACCGGCATCAAGCCGCCGCTGAATCACATCCGAGTTGTAAGCCGCTTTCAGGTCAAGCCCGCCCGTGACCAGCTTCGAGAACTGCCGTGCAGCCGCTCCCGGCCCCATGTTGAGCAGTGACCCAAGAGCCGCTGTGCTCTGCTTCATCAGCGTTCCCATGTTGTAGGCAAGAGCAAGGTAGGCTTGTGACGCCTGCCGCCGCCGAATGAACTCGTCAAATGCCGAGGAGGTCGAACGATTCTCAACCCCGTTCCGCTCAAACGCTCCTATCCAGTTTTGCCCCGCTTCCAGCAAGTCCTTCCCGCCCTTGGCTTTGATGGACTTGCGAACTTCCGCGTTGTTCATCACGCCGCGAAGATCCCGCGCAAACTCACCAAACGCCTTGAAATGTTCCGTTGCGTTCACATGGGACCAATAGACCGAAAGCGCATCCTCAAGCCGCGGGGCCGCTTTGTGATTGCCGCGAGTCTTGAGCATTCCCGCCCGAAAGCCGCCCTCAGACAAAAGCCCTTGGCCGTACGGGTCGATGTCCTGCCCCATCATGTCCATTGCCTCAAACGTGCCGGGGGAGTAGTTGGTAAGCCTTGGCAGGTTCACGCCATACATCCGCGCATAGACCTCATTTAATGAGTCGTATCCGTTGCGATACTCACCCGCCAACCAATCACGGATTGCCTTTGCTTCCGGCGTGAGTTGGTTCTCAATCTCCTCCAGAACTTCCGCCGTCCACCCGTGGCCCGCCATGTTCTCGGTGTATCCCGGTTGACGGGCAAGCATTGTGATGTTCACCGCCTGAAGCTGAGAAAGCCGCGTCGGTGTTGCCGTGCCCGCTATCGGGACTTCAAAGGAAAGGTTCTCTTTCCTCCGATTCGCTGGCAGGCTGTCATTCTCCGCCCACGCATCCGCCAGTTTGTCCAGCTTCAACGCATCCAGCCCAAACGCCTTCGCGCTTGCCTTGCCCTCAATGATCCGTTGCACCGCTTCGACTGCCACGGTGCGCGTTTCAGTCCGCGCCCCTTCCATCTTCACCACCTGGACGCCGCCAATCTGCGAAAGCTGCCAAAGCTTGTCTTGCCATTCCCGTTGCTTTGTCGTGCCGAAAATGCCGGACATGGTAGCCTTGAACGCCGCCCGCTTTGCCCGAAGTGCGTCAGTCTTGGAAGTCGTCGCCGCCCGCGCCTGCCGGACCACATCACGCGCCAACTTGGAACCGCGCCCGAGGATGGAGGTCATCACTTGCTCGAAGCTCAACCACGAAAGCGCCACGCCTGCCGCTCGTTTGGTGATCGTCCTCGCCTCTTCAAGCGCCTTTTGTTGTTCCGCGTCCAGCCCTTGCAAACCGATCTCTTCCCGCGCTTTCTGGCGCTGTGCCCGCGTCTGCTCCTCCCGCTGCTCAATCACAGCACGCCAGCGATTGCGCCCCGTGTTGTAGGTTTCAGAGAGCCAAGCCGCCGCCGCTTCCAGTTCCGCGCTTGTCCGCTCATCCAAGTCCCCGAACAGGTCAAGAAGCTGCTCGCGCTCGAACAGGTCAGCCACCTTCGCGGGGTCTGTCTCTTTGGTCATCCGGTCCGTAATCGCCGCCCGTTCCGCCGCTACGCCCGCTTCATCCAGTTCCGAGAATGTGCGAGCCAGATCAACGAGGGCTTGAGTCTGCGCCCCAAGCTTGCCCTTTGGCTTTTCACCCGCCTTGCCCTTCTTGGGCTTGGCCTTCTCGAATGTGTCCTCGATCTTCCCGCGATAGAACTTCTTCGCCTCCTTCTCAACTACCGAATCCAGCAAGTCCAGCCGCTTCACAATCTCAGCCTCCCGCGCTTTGTCGGTGCCGAGGCTGGCAAGTTTCACGAACCCACCCACACGCCCACGAATCTCGGGAGGGAAAGCCGAGAGGATCGCGTCAAGCGTGCGGAGTGCGGCCATTTGCCTTTCCTTGGGGGTTGGCTGTTTCTTTTTCTCACCTTCCAACCATCGTTCCGCAAACGTCCGCGCTTCCGACCTTGCCGCCTGCCTGTCCACCACGGGCAAAGCCTCTTGCTTTTTGGTCGTATCGGCCCCGAAGTTCTCCCGCAAGAGACGGTCATACTCGAATCCTTCACGGGCTTTCATTTCCCGGTTCCACTGCTCTTGCGTCTTGTCCACCGTGCGCCCCGCCATTGTATCCGTGCCGGTGCGCCGTGAGGCCACGCCGAACTTGCTCACCTTCCATTCGCCATCACTCCGAAGCTTCTCCATCTTCTGCCGCGCCACGTTGTAGAACGCCTCTCGAAACTCGGGCTTTTTCATCCGCGAGGCTAGGACGGTATCGGCTACGGAGGCGAGGGAGCGGGGGGCGAGGGAGAACGCGCCATCTTCGGCGCGGGTGGATTCAGGGTTGACTTTGGTTGGTGGCTGTTCAACGCTTTGGGAGCCAGTCTTGGACGTCACCAAGTTGGTCGGTCCTCTGCCGGGCATGTCCGATCTGCTTTCTGCCCTTGACTGGCTTTTTTGTAGCAAGTTCGACGCTGCCGCCAGTTTTGTTGGAGTCTTTTCAAGAATGATTCGAACTTCACTTGTTGGTGGTTTACCTCCATAGCGTTCCGTTTGCACTTTTGCCCATTGAAGTTGGTCGGCATGATACTTTTCACGCGCATCAAATGCTAGTTCGTCACCGTCCTCTATGGCAGCGTCTCGGGCTTCTGGAGTCAATGTTTCAATTGCTGCCTGTGCTAATCGCTTGGTTGCTTCCTCAGACAATGGCGCATCCACTAAAATATTGATGTCTTGCGGCGATTCTTGGGTAATGGAAAACCGGCGTTTGAGAACTTGAGTTAATTGGTTGGGCCGCTTGTTGTCAGGGTTTTGTGTGCGCTGTTCGTGGTCACTGATTCGCACTTTGAACCACCTGCCTGCTGAATCCTTTAAATCCAAATAGGTGGAGCCGTGCTTATCTGAACGCTCATAACTAATGACTTCCGACTCTGTGAGACCGCCCGTCGAAGGTGCTGTGTTTTGGGCGGCCCCGGATTCGGATGCCATGCCCGCAGGACTAAGCGAAAACGGCGCATTGTCAACCTCCCCCGCCATCGTCACCGCCTCTTGTGCGGCTTCCCGATCGTAAATCACGCTGGCGTCCGTCTCCATGAGAGTATCGAGGAAGGTGTCGAAGTCCTCACCAATGCGCCCATCCTTCCGCGCCTTGACCAGTTGCCGCGCCCGCTTGAACACTTGCCCGAAGAAATGCCGAAACGAGGCGAGAATCTGCCCGAGTTGCGTCTCAGCTTTGCCGACTCCGCCGCGCCTGATCTTCGCCCGAATACCTGCCGAGATTGCGCCTTGTGCCGCTTTGCTGCCGTCCTTGCGCTTTCCGAACACATCAGCAAGCACCACATCTGACACCGCCTCAATCAACCCGCGCTCGCCCGACTCCGCCGCTGTGACGAGTTCAGGCGCGTTCATCACGCCCGCCGCCACCTTGACCCATGACACCGCCTGTTCCCGCGTCAGCCGCCCCTGTTTGATCGCCGCCATGAACTTGCCTTCAATCGGCTCTTCCACCGCATCCAAGACGTTCGCCCCTCGCGCCAGATTTGACACCACGCGCCGAACGCCCTCGACTTGCTCCAGTCGGTTTTGACCATGCACAGCCCAGGTGATGTTTTGAGCCTCTTCGCGGGTCATGCCGTTGATGATGCCCTCCGCAATCGCCGCCTCTGTCATCTGCTGTTCTGAAATGCCCGTGTCCTTGAGTAGCCGCTCGTTCGCAAGATCGACTTCAAAGATGTCAGTTGCGCCAGCAAACGCCTCCAAGGTGTCCACCATCGCCCGCGCCTCCGTTCTGACGTTCTCCTCGTAGCCGTCATAGGCGAGGCTCACCGCCGCCTCTTTGTTGGCAACTCTTACCACGGACTCCGCTTCCGATCCTTGGCCGCGATACCTCACTAGCCAGCCGTTCTCATCCCGCTTCACGATTGGCATCAGGAAGAACGGGGCCGCTTCCATTGTCGCCAACGCCTCCCGCGCTTCGGTCAGTGTGTTTGTCTCCTCCTCCATCACCGCCCGCGCCCGCTCCACGATTTCAGGGATGGGAGTCGCCACCCACTTCTCCTGAATCATTGCCTGCCGTTTGGCGGGGTCAGTCTCCGCGATGATCGCCGCTGTATCCTCCTCCGAAAACACCGCCCGCAGAAGCTTATTGTTGCTCGTCACCGCGTTAATCACGGCCATATCTTGAGACGTGGACATTCCAGCGCCCATCATGCCCAGCGGTAGGATGGACAAGACCAGCGGCATAAACTGATCTGCTTCCATGAAATGCCCCATCACATCCTTGAGCTTCTGCCCTTCTGGTCTGTCCGGCACCGAGTCAAAGATCGCCGCGCTTAGTTCCTGAATGAATGGTGATGTCGCCTCTTGAATCGCTTCCTCGCCCAACTCCGTCCCCGCCCGAAGTCCCGAACGCATGAAAAACTGAGTTGCCCACGACGACCCCGGCTTGACGCCAAACTTAGCCATGACACCCGCCACGCCTGGAATCTTAATCGCCAATTCCGAAACGTATTCCACGCCCGTTTGAAACACGCCCGACGCCACCGCAGCCCCAGCCGCTCCCGCACCGGTCCACCCTGCCCGCCTGAAGTCGTTGTAGCTCTCATCGGCAAACATCCCAGCCAAGGCCAGTTGACCGAGCGGGTTCCGTGCCGCCGCCATGATCGGGGCCGACGACGAAAGCCCATAGGCCGCATCCTCAATCCAACCCGTCCAGCCATCGCGCTCGCTCTTGATCGGGTCAATGACGCCTTTTTTTAGATCCTCCAAATCAATATCCACATCACGCCCAGCCCGAATCTGAGCCGCCAAAGCTTCAGGGTTTTCCGCGTTGGTGATGCCTGCCTCTGCCAGTGAAGCGGACGCATCACGCATCATGTTCGTTCCAAGGTCAGCCACTCCCGTTGCCATATCGCCCAGCACCCGCCCCGCTTGTTCGCCCATCCCTTCCACCACTCCCTTGTCACCTTTCGGGGCCGCTTTCCCGAGCCGCGTCATTGCCCCCAAGATGAGGTTGTATTTCGCCGGATTCTCTGCCTTCACCCGAATCAAATCCCGCCGCGCTTCGTTCATCCAGGCGTCACCCTCTTGAGTAACGCCCATCTCAGTCCGCATTGCCCGCACCCCACGCTTGGCAATCGCCAGCCCATCCGCGCCCAGCTTTGCCTGCGCCTCTTCACGCGCTTTCTTCCAAACCTCCAAAGCCTTGTCACCATAGGCGTCCTCGTGATCCTGCCCCGCCTGCCACGTTGCAAAATCGTCAAGCGCATTGCCATCCATTAGCACCGACTCCAGAGCCGCCCCAGCCGCATCGGTGAAAAGTTCGTTCCGCATTTTGAGCGTGTCAGCCCGCCCCTTCAGCAACCCAAAGAACTCGTTCGAGTCCTTAACACCGTCCACCTTCCCAAGCCCCACCTTGGCATCTGCCGCGAACGCTGGCATATACCACGATTCAAAGCGCCGGGACACGTCCTCAATGTCCGCACCCGTGGCCGCGCTCACATGAGCCACCGCCGCAAACCGTTGTTGTGCCGCTGCCCGATCCGGCTCAAAGCGAAAAACAGAGTCGAGTTGTTGCCTCTTGGCAGGGTCCAACGACTTTTCCCAGGTATCCCAATCGGACACCATCATGTTTGCTTCTTGGAGTGTGGGCATGATTATTCAAAAGCTGCTGCTTCCTTGGCTCTACGAGCGACGAGGCCAGGAAGGACTTTTCCGCCCGCCTTGCGCCACTCCTTCATAATGGGGGCATATCGGTTCGTGTCCGCGCCCCCGCGCTCAAAGACACGATGCACCGCCCCAGTGTTGAAGTCGAAAGAGATAAGCGCCGAACGTTGCGCCTCTGTGAGCTTGACGCCGTTCTCTGCCGCCAATGAATCCACTCTTGAAACGTGGCCTTGCAACTCGTCACGCAAACGAGCGTCCGCCTCCGGTTCCGTCAACACCTCGCCATCAAATCGCGCCCGTGTACCGTAGCCCACAGAAGTTTGTTTGTAGTCTCCATACGCTTCAGGAATGAAGGATTCAAAGTCTTTAATCATCGACACCGTAGGCTCGTCAATCGCCCCTGGAGTTGCCGGGGTTGCGGGAGTTGTTGCCTTGGCCGGCTTCACCTCGCTCGTCTTGAACAGGTTCGCCGCCCCCACCCCTTGAATCACCGCCCGCGACTTGTCGCCCACCCACTGCCGCGCTTCCACGTCTGAAGGCGGAGCGCCCCGCTTGGCTGTCTCGCTGTCATACCAATTATCAAAACCCTCTTCCAGAATGGCGCGATTGAACTCTGCTTCAAACTTGGCGTCAAACTGTGTCGCCTCGTCATCCTTTTCCGCCCGATTGAAAAGGTTGAACTCCCACTCAGTCAGGCCCGCCGCCGTCTTGTCTTTTCGATCCTTGGAAGCTTCCTTGAAAATCCGCAACGCCGCCTGATTGCGATCTTCCGGCGTGCGCTTGTCATCCGTCAGCGTAGTCCGAATGGATTCACGCGCCGTCCCATCCAGCCCCCACGCCTCCAGCTTGGCCGTGTCCTGTAATGCTCCTGCCAGATTGTCGGCCCAAACATTCGTTTTGCCAACGTCCTTGAACATATCGCCAATCTGAGCTTTCGCCGCCCGCCGCACCGCTTCCAATGGCTTCAGTTTCGGGTCAGCGTTGACCTTGGCCGCTCGCTCCAACCGTGCCGAGTAAAGTTCCCGCTGGCGTTGGTTGAGGCCAAGGAGATCGGCTTTCTTTTGAAGCTCGTAAGTTTTCAGCCCATCGGGGTCAGAATCAGGGTCGTAAACGTCCACCTCTTTGTTCAAGAAGTCTAAAAACTCACCCGTCATTGCACCCTGCTCACTTTTGAAAGTGACCAAGAATCGCGCCCCTGTAGCCTTGTCTACGTGCTTATCCCTCACCCATCCCTCTACTTGTGCCGGGGTGAAAACTTCTCCCAACGCCCTTCGCATTTCAATGTCTCCGATAAAATCGGACTCTGCCCGTTTTTCATTCACAAACCGCGTCTTCTCAATCCCCTTCATGCCCTCAAGCCTCTTTGCCTCTGCATAGTCCTTATCCCAGCCCAGCGCCGTCTTGCCCTCGTTGATCGTCTGGTTGAGAAGTTCCTCGTTGGCGCTGTCAATGGCGATGCTGTATCTGCCATTGATACCCTCCGCCGTTTTCATTTTCACCGCCTCTTGTGTCTTAAAGTCCTCATCTTCAATTTCCCAATCGTAGAAAGCGCCGGACGCCTTCGCCTGCTCCATCAACGGCGGAATCTCGTCAAAGCGTTCTGCCCGCCGAAGATTTGCCATCCTGCTTGAAATAGCGTTCTTGCTGTTGGCATAGACCGTTGACGCGCCAGCCGTTTGAGCGTGAATCAGTTGCTTCTTGCCCCATGAATCCAACTGCACCCCCAGCCGCTCCCGGTCCAGCTTGGTCAAACGCTCATCCTTCAAAAGCTTGGCCTTCAATTCTTCCGCCGTCTTCCCGGCTTGAGGCACCCAGGCTGAAGTGTTGTTCCTGTTCGCCGCGTAAAAGCCGCCAAGCTCATCACCTGCAACATCCATCGTGTTTTGCGCCTCAATGATCGCAGTCCGAGACTTCTCCTCGATTTCCTTCTGAGCCATCGCCCCCATCACACTCCCCGCCCGCATCACCGCATCCCCCACCGCGCCCAGGCCACGCAAAGAATAGTCATTGCCATCAAGCGGCATCTGCCCTGCCCGACCCAGCGCCCCCACCGCCGCAATCTCCCGGCTACTGTCCACCGTAGGACGGCGCTCACGGTCAAGCACAGGCGCGGGAGCGGCATCGAGAGGGCCGGGAGCTTGGAGGCGTGGAATGATTGGCATAAGTTAGGAGGCTTTGAACCACTGTGAGGCCGAGCGTCCCGCAATGTCGCCAGTTGGGACACGGGAACCACCCCAACCGCCGCCACCTTGGGAATACATACCCGCCGCTGATCCAAGGCCGCTGAATAAAGTTGCACCCGCTCCCCAAGCACCCTGTTCCCGCGCAAACGCACCGCCCGCCCGTGTGATTTGAGAGGCCCGCATATTGCCGCGATACTCCGCGCCCGCAGCCGCTTGTTGGAGTGATGCAGCCGCGACACCTGAGTTGCGATCAAGGGTTGCGCCAGCCAGCGCCAGCCGCCCGCCAAGGCGTTCCATTTCCGCCTCCCTGAAGATCGTCCGGCGCTGAAGCTCCATCCCGTAAAACTGCTCCTCTTGGTCCTGCTGGATGGTTGCCGCTGTCTCAGCCAGCACATCCAAGGGCGTGCCGGTGGATTCCACCAGACCAGAGGCCGCGATGTTTGCCCGTTGCGTCCCTTGAAACCGGCTCATTTCCTCCCGGCGCTTGCGGAGGTTGACGCGATTGATCCGATCCTGCCCAAGCTGCCCGTTCTCGATGCTCTTCGCGTTGTTCATCCGCGCCTGAGACTCAGCCGAACGAAGCATGAAATTGGCTTCTGCATCACGCTTGGCAAGGTTCGCTTGCGTCTGCATGGCGATCAACTGTGTCTTGGCGTTGCGCTCCATCTGGGCCGCGTTCATGTCGGCCATGATTTGTTGATTCTTGCCCGACTGGTAGGACGAATAAGCGCCGACGCCCGCGCCGATCACCGTTAAAACGAGAGCAGTCTCAAGCATTGGAAACCTCCCTCGTTGAAACCACCATTTGCACCAGCCCGCTTTGAGTCTCCGTAAAGCCCATACCCAGCGCCTTCCGCGCCATGCAAGGGAACGTGTGACACACCAGCATCCCGTAATCATGCGCCTCTGCGATCTTCTTCACCGCCTCCACCAGAAACGCCACACCCGCAATAACCACGCCGGGAGACTCCCAAGGCCGAGAGAACAGCCCCTCAAGGAAGGCCACGCCCACCCCCAGCGAGAGGTAAAGCTTGCAGAACACCAGCGGCCCCTTGTGATCCTCCACCATGAACGCAGTAGGTGGAACGGTGCGAGGGTCAAAGGTTGCCCGACCATGCGCCATCGCCCACTTTTCAATCAGCGGGTAATCGTCAGGGGTTGCGTCTCGAATGGTCATAATCAATCGCCAAACACGTCCATTTTTAGCACAAGACCCGCCAGCGTGAAAGGCAAAGGTTTGGAGTCCTTAACGCAAACATTCATATCTTCCATCGTGCGGGAGGTGATGGCCGTTTCCACCATGCCCGTGAACAGTCCCGACCCGTGCCGGTAGGGGAGCGTTTCAAATACGCCGTCCAGGCCGTCAGCCACCTGTCCCGACCTCGAATCAATCACCCGCGCCCCGACCCGTGACACCTTCAGCGTTCGCGCTTGGCTGGTGCCGTCCTGCATCGGGACATCCATCCGCATTGGCTGGAGGGTTGCCGTGTAGGGTAGGCCAACAATGACATTCGTTGCCGACGCGGTGAGAGTGAGAACCCCAGCCTCAGACACCACCGCCTCAAACGGCACACCATCCGCCAGCCCGACCACTGTCCGACCCTGCAAGTGAGCCACAGTAAAGGTTGTGTTGGGTCCAGTCAGACGGATAGCCGAGTCACAGAACAGCATGGTTTCCCACTCCGTCATATCCCGCTCCATCGCCACAGGGTCCAGGCGTTCGATGTTCCGCGCCCCGTTCCGCTCCACCTCCAACCAGACTTCATCAGCGCCCGATCCGTAGATGATCGCAACGGATTCAACGATGCCGTCTGTCTCGTGGACGTGCCAGCCAAAAACGTTCTGTTCCGTCTCGTAGGTCATGCCGATAAGTTTGCCCTCCTCAGTCACCGCCCAGAGGATGCTCGTTGGGTTGGACATGAACGCCACTTGCCGGATGCCAGTGCCAGTGACGTGGGAGGCCAGAACAGTCAAATCAGCCACCGCCCAAGCGTCCGAGTCAGACCGAGGAGACACCCGCCGCACCTTCTTCCCGCCCCGCTGAATCCACACCACCGACTCATTAACGAGTAAGGCCGGAAGGTAGGCGCTCCCAAAAGCGGACTGGCGCTTGAATACCGCGTCAGCCGCCGTGATGATTGGCCCCTCAGAAGTGACAAGCCACTCGTCACCCGCTGTTCCCATCAGCATATCCTTACCCTGAGAAGCCAGCCAGTGAATCGGGTGAGACTGGCCGCTGTGACCCGTGAAGCTCACCCCGCCATCGTCAAAGGTGGAGCGCCTGAAGTTCTCGATGTCGTTAATGACGCTGCCCCACAGCCGGGAAGGTTGTTTCTTGGTGCCACCCCACCAGACCCGCGCCCCGTGCGCCACCACCGAACGAGGATAACCCTGATAGGCAGAGAACGCGCCCTCAGTCCAGAGGGCTGTTGGAGTCGTCGCGTGAACCGTCTGAACAATGTCGCAGACTGCGACGGTTGAACTAGTGATGCTCTTGATCTTCACCACGCCATACACTCGCGCATCCGCAGCCTCCAAAATGAATCGCGCAAGCGGGGTGCCGCTGCTTGTGCCGCCTGAGACAAGCCGAATCCGCAAGTTGGCCTCTTGATCCTCTGTCCCGTTGGCGATAATGTTCCGATCCTTGTCGCCAACCCAAGTCCGAATCACCTCCCAGCTTCCGTCTGGCCGCTCCCGCTCAAGGTGGACCGTTGATGTCCAGGTGCCATACGAGAACAAATCCCAGCTTCCGACCATGCGAACCTCACCACTCAAGCGATCACTGCTCCAAGATGAAATTGCTTTTACCTCCGCGTAAGCCGTGTCTCTTCGGTGAGCCAGTTGCCAGTAGCTCCCCACATGGCCTTCCTCAAACTTCGCCACAGAACAGGTGAGGTTCTTACCTGTCCCGGTGGTGTCGGACACTTCCAAGGTGACATCACTGCTTGCCGGATATTCCAGCCGGTTGATGCTCACCGTCGCATTAGGCCAAGCGTTGCCAGCCCAGAGGATGCGAGTCAGCTTTGCGGAGCCAGAAACCGCCGCTGGACTCACGGTGGTGAACTTCCCTGGTGTCAGAGTCAACGCCCCGCCAGAGACATCGGACCAACTTCCGCTGATAAACTGCTGAATCTTCCCGCTAACGCCAGCAGGGACAGTCGTTGAGTTGGTCCCATCCACCTTGACGTTCCAGTCACCGATTGGAACACTGACGCTTGCCTTTGACACAGGCTGGGTCAATCCAAGGTCCACGGTGATGTGTGGCGATGGAGCGGGAAGAGGAAAGGCTGGAATCGGTGGACGAAGGACAGCTGATCCCGTCACACCGCTTCTTTGAGCGGTGACATTGATGCGATGCACTCCACTGGTTACCAACGTGAACACTGGCGAAACGTAGGTGGCAGCAGATCCAGTCCGAGTGTTGACGGTTGTCCACGCTGAACCTGTCCACCTCTCAAGAACTACTGTGTTTGTTCCAGTCCCACCGCTCCATGACACTTGGAAGGTGTCACCCGTGTAGGCTTGAGCCTCCTGCCAAATTTCACCCTTCACTTGCAGCAATGGAATCTCACTTGGAGGGATTGCTAGACCGGTGCGAAAATACTCATCAAGGAGCGGAGGATACAACCAAGGCACCTCCTCCAGCTTCCAGTTGGTGTCAGTCACCCGTGTGAGTTTGCGAGGCGGGTGATTGGCATGGGCCAAATAGACAACATCGTTGATCTGGGTGGTTTGCACCTCTTCCGTCTCCGCGTCCGTGTAAGGCCAAGCAACGGGAGCATCCAGTGTCACCAGCGCCCCATTGCTCCACACCCGCAGCCCCGCAGGGTTTGCCTCCAACATGAAGGTGGTGGTGGTCGAGAAGTTGAACGGGATCAGGTGTGACCTCACCGCTGCATCAGCATTTGACCCGATGAACCCCATCCCTGGACGTTTGCTAGCTGGACCGTGAACATCCAACATGAAGTTGCGAAGCTTCCGGCAACCCGTCGCCACCTTCTCCACGCCGAAGCGTTGCCCCATCGACTCGGACAGTTCGCCCGCGTTGAATGACTGAAGGTGAAGCTTAATTTGTGACATGGTAGCCGCGCCCTAATCGTGCTTGAATGGCGAGGCTATTCATGGGCCGTAACCCCTTACGCCGACGCGCCTCGTTTGCATCGACCCGACGAGCCAAGGGAGCCGTCACCCGCTCGTATTGCGCCAGCAGTTGCTCAGTCTTGCTTGTCGAACCCCGAATGACTTCGGAGAGTTTGACCGCCAGCTTGAGAACCAGTGCTTGAACAAAGATCGGGTCAAAGTCTGCCACATCATCCGGCGCGGCCAGATAGACCAACCGGCATTCCTCGTCATTGGTCAGCAGCTTGCGCCCCTCGATCAACCACGGGTTTGTTCCGTCCCCGTCCTCGCTGTCGTTGACCTCAAGCACCCGAAGGCAATCACTGGGGAGTGTGTATTGATAGGTCCAGCCAAAGGCAGGGAGAAGACGGTATGTGCCAGCGACGGTTGATGCGGAGTAAGCCGAGCCGTCCAACTTGAACACGCTCGAACTGGTGACAGTGATCGTCCACACCCCGTCAGAGGTCGTGCTTCCGTCGATCTCCACACGGTCCCCTGTCGTCAGTCCGTGACCGGCTTTAGTGACGGCCACCAGTCCAGAAGCATCGGCAACGCTGGTGATGGTGACAAGGTTCAGGCTGAGAGCGGCCCGCTTGCTGGCGAAGTTCCAGCGGTGGCTTCTCAGCACTTCATCGCGTGTCGGTTCCCAGTTGGAGGAACAGGCACGGGATGCAGTGGTGTCGTCCGTCAGACTCAGAACTGATGCCTCACCCAGGTGGGAGAGTGCCAGATTGCAGATCTCAAGGACGGATTGTGCCATGATACAAAAAAGGCGACCTGCCCCACCAGAAGCAGGACAGGTCACCTGTTAGGGATTAGCAGCCCCGACCCCGCTTGTAAGCCAGCGTGAAGTAAAGAGTCACGCCCGCAGTCGGAGAGGTTGAGGTCATCACCGTGGCATACACCACAGCATTGCCGCTGCCGGTGTCAGCCACCAGCGGAGTCGCAGCGAGCCACGCGGGAGCCGTGTGAGCCGCAGCGCAGAACTCAACCTTGCCAGCAGCAGTCAGCGCCACACCATCGCCCCAGCCATCCGTGTTAGCCGCGGTCCCAACGTCCACCGTAAAGGCGGTGCCGGGGTCGGCGTCACAGGTAATGCTGGACATTTGCGGAACTGGAATGCAGCCAGCGGGGAGGATGCACAGGTTGATGATGTCGTTGGCCGCTTCATCCGTGCCGCTCGTCAGAACGTAAGGGATGGTTGCAAACTCAATCTCGCCACTGGCAACATTGGAGGGAGCCGCGACAGAAGTATTGGCGCGGGTAGGGACTTGAAGCGCGTAGTGCGCGGTATCGAATGTGGGCATAAGTCAGTTTCCTTTCAGTGATGGGTTGGGTTAGGATTCGGTACATTCGATGCTCACAACGCCCTCGTCATAGACGCGGGTTGCGCCAAGGTGCCAGACCGAGCGGATTTGAGTCGCGCCCGAGAGGTCATCCCGTGTGCTGATCTTGCTCGTCATCGCGCCTTTGGTCCGTTTGATCGCGCCCTTCACCCAGGCAACGCAAGTGCGGGTGGTGGAGACTTTGCGGAGGTAGTTGGACTTGATGAACTTGAAGCCCATGAAGGTATCAATCTGGCCGGTTGCCAACGCCTTGACGGTGTTGTAATCAGCGTTCTTGATTTCCGTGGTGTTCAGCAGGTTCGTGAGTTGCTGGGGAGAAACCACCATGACGCGAGGAGCGCCGTCCTCAAGGTCAGCGCCTTCAAGGATTTCGTTGGCTTCAAGCAGCTTCGCCAGCGTCAAGCCGGTGGAACCGTGGACAATCTTTTGATCGCTGCCCAGCGCCGTCGCCGTTGTGCCAAGCTTGCCAGTGATACAATCGTCAATGGCAGCAGCCCAAGCGATGCGGTCACAGTCACGATGGTAGGCCATCGCGTGAGACTTCACATAGTCGGAGGTTGGCAGGACCAGCTGGCCCAGGTTCTTCGCATCGTCCTCGTCGAGAATGTTCGGGATGTCGAACGTGCGGCGGAAGGCCCAGCGCGAATCCGAACCGACCTCAATCGGGTTGGTTGGCGCGATGCGTTCCGTTTTCTCGCGGGAGGTTTGAGCAGCGAGACGGTCATAGCGCTTGCGCTCACCGTCAAACATCTCGTCCTCAACAAAAGCGTCGAGGCGAGCCGTACCTTGCTGAACTCGATGAATGAAATTCGTCGAGAACTCGGTTGTGAAATGGTCAGAAATATCAGACATGATTTTGAATGGGTTAAGATTTCAAGCCATCGGCTTCCCAGCCTTCAGGCGGAATCTCCCATTCGGATAATCACGGTATCGGGTCGCGAATGTGGGCGGAGTGTCAGGGTGGATAATCCTCGCGGGTCCGCTGACGATTACAGTTTCTACGGAGTCCTTAACACTGTCAACGAAAATCTTTCACACCCGCAGCCCCGACACCAGCCGCGCCTTCATCCCTTTGCGCTTTCGGTCCTTGCCATCAAGATCATACCAGTCTGGGCGGGGTTCCGCTGCCGTGTGCGTGAACTTGAACAGCGCCGAACGGTGAGCCTCCGCCATCGTCCGCAGCGCGTCGGCGGTATGGCTTGACCAGTCGTGAACCAACTCGCCCACCTGAAGGCCGCTCTTGCGCGTGTGGTAGCACGCCAGGGTTTCCAACGCCTTCGTTACTTCTGGAGACGCCCGAAACGCCAGCGTGTTGAACATCTGCAACAGGTGATTGATGCCGATCCATTCCGTATGGCAGCGCGGAACCGCCGTCACCCCCGGCAGCAGCGGCAGAAGCTCAGACATCACCGTTGTCCCGCTTCGGCTCGTTTGGGCCGCGTCATGGGGAACGAAGTGCTTGCCGTAGGCGTAGCCCTTGGCTCGCATCATCCCCGCCCGCTCCACCAACGTCCCGTCAAAGTGCTGATCCACGTCCACAATCCGAATCTCCCGCCCCACCGCCTGCCAATACCAGACGACGGTATTTGCTGGCGCTCCCAAGTCCCAGGAGGTATTCACCAACACATTCCCGTCAATCGGCATCGGGCAGATACGCCCCTCAGTCCTCGCCCGCTCAATAGCCTCTGCATACACGCTGCCCTCAATCGGTGCCGTCCAGCACTCATCAAGGAACGTGGGGTTCTCCCGCTGCATGAAGATACCCAACACCCGCCGTTCAGCCGCCCACCACCGCCGCTGCTCGTCACTCAGGCGCACACCAGCCGACACCAGCCGCGCCTCAATCTTAGTGAAGTAGGCCGCGCTCTCCGCGTCATGGGCCGCTGTTGCGCTCACGTTGCGCGGATCCACCCACCAAGGAGTAAAGTCCACCCGCCAGTCAGACGCCGTGCCGTTCAGTGATGGCTCGATGATGTCCCACAGCTTGCCGCCCTTGCCGCCCTTCCAAGTCGTCTCAACCACAATCACACCATGCCGAGCAGCAGGAAAAGCCCCTGTAACGATTTCCTCCGCCCTTGTTTCGTCCTCAAACTGAATGACGCCCAACTCAGAACACCACAGAAAGTCAGCCGAGCCGCCCCGAAACTTTGTCCCCGCGTAAAAGGTCGAAACCCCGTCACCCTCCGTCTCCTCGTCAATGTCCAGGTCCACAGCTAACTCACTGTCATTCTCCTTCAGCGTCTTCACCGGCCACGACTCCCGCAGCGAGGCCAGCGCCACCTTCACAATGCCGTTCATCTTCTTGGCTGAGTCGTCGCCCGTCTGGTCAATGAGCGAGGCTGTGAAGCTTTTGCGGAACCCCAGGCAGTCCGCAATGAATACGCCGATGCAGGTCGAGAAGCCCAGCCGCCGAGACTTGAGCTTCACCATCCGCCGCAACGCCACGCCCCCCGTCTTGACCGCCTCCACCGCCCCCAGCAAGTCACCGAGAAGCGCCACCTGTTCCGGCCTTGGCTCAAACGGGATAATGCCCCGCCCATCCGCCGTCTTGATCTTGTAAATCTCCCCGCTCGTCAGCCTCCACATCGGGTCAGATAGGCGAGACTCCAACAGCGCAAAGTCCTCCTCAGTCATCGCCGCAACCTCCCCAGCAGCAAAGCCAAAGCCCCCTGCCCTTTTGCCTCGCTCCCGTCCCCGGCAAGATCGTTATCCACCTTGATCGCATTGAGGCGGTCAGCATTCTTGTCCCCCGTTCGTGCGATTTCAGCCGTGATCCTCCGCTTTTCAGCCAGGTCAAGAACGTCACCCGTTGCCGCCTGTTTTTGCAACCACTCCACTCTTGCCGCCACGTTGACTTTCTTTGACAACCTAGTTGCACTTGCCGGAGACTCTTTGTAACCCGCCAGCACATAGGCCGCGCTCACTCCCGTGCCCTTCGCTAATAGGCACGCGAACCGCTCATGTTGCGCGTCTGGTAATGGTTCAGCGGGGTTCATTGCGGAGAGCTTAACACACGCTTCGGAATTGCCAACCGCTTCCGTAACCCACTCAAGAGCTTATCCCAGCCCATCACGCGCCTCACCTCATCGCCGCCAGCAACCCGCGCCGTGACTCCAATATTGTTCGCCCTCGGCCCTTGGTCAATCACCCACCGCCTCACCGTTCCGTCGATTGCGTGCCATGTCAGCACCCCAAGCGGCCTCCCTTCGGGTACTCGTTGCGGTTCTTCGTCAACCTCGCCGGATTGCATCCGTTCAATGCGCTTCCGTGCTTTCGCCGCGTGAGCCAGTTTTGAGCGTTCCGGCGTCCAGCTTCCAGTAGTTCTTGGGCGGGATTTGCGTCTAATTCTCATGCGGTTGTGTTATTGCGTTGTTCACCGAAGACGCGATGCGTAAGAGCAACTCGCGGAACGGCGGTGGAGTGTGGATTCGTGGCGTGCTGTTGGTGCCGCCGCCACGCGCTCCGACTTCTCCAAGGCGTTTCGCCCGCTTCAATCCCATGCGAGCCACGACAGCGGGGTCGTATTGCGCCTCACTGTGGCCCCAATGGAGTTCCGGCAGTTCCGTGCCGAAAGCGTAGAGTAGCGTCGGCTTGCGGGCGTAGTGGCCATACTTGCCTTGCTCCACGCAGCACGTCCATCCGCCGAGCATGTCAGCGGCGATCCATCCGCCAGAGCGCGGCGGGCGATTCAGTCCGAAGTGTGGCCACGCATGGCTCCCCCATGGATGTTCTAGGACTCCTCCCCATTGCCGCACGGCGGCGAGCGCAGCGGCGAAGCATCCGCCATCGTCACCTTTCGTCTTGCGGACGCCGGTTAGCTTCACCGTCAGCGGTTGCCCGAACCACATTTTCCCCCAGCGTTGGCAGGGTGGATGTGCCACGACCGGATGCGGCCCAGCGTATCGGCGGGCGTCTCTCTCTTCATCCCATGCGTCCACACCGGGCAGGCCGTAATAGGCTCCGCCAGATTCGACGTAGAGCGCAGCGATAAAAGACGGTGAACAAGGCGGTGCATGGAACACGGCGGGCGCGTCCAGGGCGAGTTCAAGCGTTGAGGGTGCCGTGTCCATGACCTTATGCGTTCTGGCAATCAGGGCAGGCGTCATAGAGCGCAGGCCATTCGGTCGTCTGTATTTGTCGCGTTCCCTGGCAAGTTTGGCACGGTTCGTTTTTGACTCGCTCGCAGAAATCATCAAAAGTCATCAAGTCGTCCCAGTCCTCACGCAGATAGCGACGATACAAGCCAGAACACGGCGCTGGACCCAACGCGAGATTTTCGGCCTGTGGTAGCGTGGATTGCAGTGCAGTGGTGCTCATAATTTGGCGCGTGGGTCATCTAAAACGTTAGCCTTCCGCTTCGCCTGCCACCGCACCGAGCGCAGCGCCTTGTCAGCACTTTTCACCGGCTGGGCCAATGCCGCGAACGCGATCCGAGCCGCCGCCTCAATGCTGCCCGCAAAAATCACCGGCACCCCACGCCGCGCCAAGCCCGCCACCGTCCCAATCAAGCTCTCCTCACTCATCATCCCGCGCTTGGCGTTGACCACTGAAAAAGACGCTTCCACCACCACGATTAGTTCCCGGCAGTCAAGCCGCGCCCGCCGAAGTTCCTTCTCCCATCGCTCCCGACCCGCCGTGATGGTTCCCAGAAAGTCGCTGGCCGTCTTACGCTCGATCACCACGCCGTCCTTGGCCCCTGCCACACACCAATCACCAGTCTCAATAGTGGCCCGCTCCAACCCACAGCCATCAGGGAGCCAATCAACCCACGGATGAGGCCAAGGTTCGCGGGTGTCACAGAGGAATTTCAGAGGGAGGTCAGTCATGGGATTTTAGGGGTTGAAAAAAATGTTCCACGGGGTCCGCTGCGGAAAATGCGGAAAAAATTCAGTACTGTTGCTTCTCGCCAGAAAAAGCCGTTCCTCTGAACACTGGTTTTTATTTCCTCCTTCAGATACTTTTCCGTTAAGTTTTCCGCATTTTCCGCAAAAACGTCAAAAGCGTTACAAATAAAGGGATTGCGCTGCGGATTTCCATTTTTAGTTTTCCGCAAACTTCCGCAAAACCGCGTGGTTTTCCGCACCGACACAGCGGCATCAGTCGGCCCGCACTGGCACCCGCCCCCACTGCTGCGGAAAACTGCGGAAAACCTGCGGAAGTTCTCCGCACCCTTTAAGGCCATGTTCCACACCCTCATTGCCCGTCCTCCCAAGGTCCAAGTTCGCCGTCAGCATCCAACCAATTCGCCATCACAAACCCCATCTTGTTCCGATCCGTCCGCACCTCCCAACCCCGCTCCTCCATCTCCTTGCGGAGCTTCCTTGTTGAGATTGAGGCCAGCCAGTTCTCGCCCTCCGCCTCTGCCCAAGCCTTGATCTTCTTCCGCAATTCCGCCAGCGTGACCACCCTCACCGGCACCCGCTCAACGTGCTCGTCCAGGAACATCCCCAGCACATCACTTGTCTCCCGGTATTCGTTCACCTCGTCCAAAACGCTTTGCGGCGGGTTGAGGCCCATCCGCTGCCACTCCCAACAGCCCACGATGCACCAATTCAAAATCCCAGGCAGTTCCTTGAGTAGCAACTCATCCAGCTTGGCGATCTTTTCCGCCCCCTTGAACGCCTTGAGCAAATGCACCAAGTTCATTCTTCGCCAAATCCCCTCATCCCCCCCGCGAATCCCTGGCTTGGAATTGCTGAAAAACGCCAGCTTATGCGTTGGCATGAACTCTTCCGAGCTTTGATAGTGCCCCCGACCTCGCAGCCGGTCCCCGCCCGTCAGCGTCTTCACCACCGCCTCCGCCAGCTTCGCCCCCCGCTCCAACTCAGGCGGGACCGCCAGCCTCGCACCCTTCAGCCGCAGCATTTCCACATCTGGCGCGGCATTGCCCATCCGGTCCAGCGTCACCATCGACAGAGGCACCACCCGCGCAAAGTCACCCAGGACCGCTTGCAGCGTCTTGAGAAACGTGCTCTTGCCATTCGACCCCATGCCAAACAAGAAAAGAAGCTGTTGCTCACTCACATCCCCCGTCAGCACATAGCCCGCCCACCGTTGCAGAAAGGCCACCATCTCCTTGTCCCCTTGGCAAATGCTACTCACAAAGGCCGACCAGCGCGGACAGCCCGCCGCCTCATCAAACGCGCAGCCCGCCCGCCACGTCACCAGATCGTCAGGCCGCAGCGGACGCCACAAACCCTTGGCCTCCCGCCGTAGGTCCAGCATCCCACCGCGCACCGGGAGCAGCATCTTATCAATCTCCCAAGGTCGGAAGCTCGCGCTCAGATCATCCCGCGCCAGCGCCATTTCCAACGCCGCCTTTTGGGACCGAGTGCAACCGCAGGCCCGCGCAAAGTTCAGCAGAGCCGTCACCATATCCTCTTTCTTGCCGTCCTTGCCACCGCGCCCCATCTTCTTCCTCACCTCATCGGCCTCCGCCCGTGCCGCCTCTGCCATCTTCGCCGCCCACCACAGCGCCCGCTTTGGTGGCACCGGCTCCCAATGCCCTTCCTCCTGTAACTCATGCCAGCCTGTCACCGCATCATGCTTGAGCTTGCCCTCGCACACCTCCGCCAGCATCTCCGCCGCCATCGTGTCATTAAACAGAGTCGCCCCCCGCCGCGCCTGTTCAGGCGTCATGCCCTCCATTGTTGGATCATCGGCCACGCCCCGCGCATCCGTCAGCAAACCTTCGCCCACCTTCTGCCCGTGCCGTTTCAAGACATCGTTCCAGTCCTTCAGACCCGCAGGCGGTAGCGCACTCTTGAACGGCACCGTTGGAAACAAAGCCCGCACCCCACGCGACCACCGCGCATTCGCGTCCCCCGCCTCATTTTGCCGCAGCAGCACCACCGCCCCCGCATTGACGCCTTCCAACTTCCGCACCCCCGTCCCCAGCGTTGCCACGATCCGCGCTTCTGGTTCATCGGCCAGCAGCCGCCCCGCCGCCGCATCGCCCCAGCCCTCACCCACAATCAGCAAACCCCCAGCCAGCCCCTCCGCAGCCACCCACGGCCCCGGCTTATGCTCGCTCTTGGCAGGCCAGAACCATTCACAGCCCGCCGCCCTTGGTCCCACCTTCCGCAGTTGCGCCCGCACCCACAGCCCCGCGGCATTCTTCGCGCAAGGCAGCAACACACACAGCGCCCCCGCCTCATCACGCACCGCCCCCAGCCTACCCTCAACCGCCAGCGCCCGCACAAACGACACCGAGAAGCCCCGCCACTCCGCCACCGCCTCCTGATCCTTCTCATCCTCCGCCAAAGCCCGACACGCCGCCGTGATCGTCTCATGCGCTGCCTCATCCTTCATGCCCCCCGCAAAGTTCGCAATCCCCCCGCGCACCTCTTCCACCACCGGCACCGCCTCCACCTCGATCACCGCCCCCGGCCAGCGCCCCAGCGCCTCCACCAGCACCCGCGAACGCCCCCGCCCATACTCCTGCTCAAAGGGCAGTGGCAACCCCATCTCTTCGGCCAGCAAATTGAGCGCCATCGGAAACCCCACGCCCTTCATTTCTTGCACCATCCCCACCGCATCCATGCCATCGCCCGCGCTGAAGTCGTGGATCCGCCGACCATCCGGCAGCACCGTGGCCGAGGGATTCTTATCCGCCCGCCACGGCACCTTGCATTTCACTCCCGGCCTTGGCAGTCGCACCCCGCACACCTCCGCCGCCACATACACCGTTGCCGCCTCTTTCACCCGTTCAATCAGTTCGTCTTGAGTCATAGTTTCAGCCCCTTAATCTTCCGCTTGTGTTTCTCCGGCCAGGCGATCTGAAACTCAGCCGCCCACACTTCAACAAATTCCATGTCGTGTTTGATGATCTTCTCAGTTTGCCGCTTGGAATAACCATCGCGCAAGATCGCCAGCGCCCGCTTAATGACCCGCCGCTTGTAGTCCTCAGTCAGCGCCGTTCCTGTTCCTGGTGTGATTCCCGGCGTTCTCATGCGTCCCTCCATTCCCATGATTCGCCGCGCAAATGTGCCTCACGCTCCACCCGTTCAAAAACCTCGTCCACATACCTCGCCCAAAAATCATCCGTCTCCATGTGATGATCCAGCACCATCGCAATCATTCCCGCGTCCACCCCGCACAAGGCAGAGCCGTTATCCCGTGCCGCCAGAAACAAAGCCCTTCGCCTTGCCTCCGCCCCATTGTCTTGCGCCGTCATCGGCACTTCTGAAATCAATTCAAGTTCACTCATCATCGTTGTTGTTGTTTTCGTTTTCGTTACACTGACAATCTTCCAGCACCTCCCCGCACTCCTCACACAGCACTCGCCCCGTGCCATCGCAGTCCTCACAACGGTAATGAGGCTCCCCGCGCTGCTTGCCGCTTCCGTTGCACTCAGGGCATTTCATCGCCCCTCCACCTCCCGCATGAAAGCCAAGGCCCGACTGCTCGTCACCAGCCCCTTGATGGACTCCTTCAAGCGCAGCCCCTCCAGACTCCGCAACCGGGACAAGGCGACATACGTTTGCCCCGGCTCCCGTGCCGCCCGCGCATCGACCACCGCCCCATCCAGGCTCAACCCCTGACTCTTATGAATGGTCATCGCATAGGCAGGCCGCAGCGGGATTTGAAACGCCCCAGGGCTGGCATCGTCCAGCGCGTTGAGCGTCCACAGTTGTTTGCCCACCTCGATCTCCTTGCCCTCATCCGTCCGCACCACCACCTTGTTTTCCTCAAGCGCCAGCACCCGCCCCATCGTCCCGTTGCAAGCGATCATCTCGCCCCCGCCATCATTCAGGTTCGCCACCACCATCACCTTCGCCCCGACCTTCAGCGCCAACCGCCGAGGAGCCAGGATGTTGTTGCAAAGGCTTTTCTGGTCCCATTCCGCCGTATGCTCATTGAACCCCATCCAGTAAACCACCTCCGGCGCGTCGATCCGGCTCATCTGAAATTCGTTCCACTTATCCACTTGGACATTGTGCGTGAACATCCGCACCAAATCCGACGAAGGAAACCGCGCCACCCGTGAGGCCAGCAAAGCCGCCGCCTCCCCGTCGATCCGCCCCACCCGACACGCATTGAGCAACCGAGTGAACGGCCCCGCCGCCTGCCGGTGAATCTTCCGCAGCACACAGGAAGCCATCTCCGCACCCACCCACGCCCCCGAAGCAAACGCCCAATCGTAATTCCCATCCTTCGCCACGGGTGGCAGTTGCAAGAAGTCCCCCACCGCCACCAGTTGCACCCCGCCAAACGGCGCATCAGGCACCCCCCGCACCTTCCGTAAATGCCAGTCCAGATAATCCAGCAGTCGCCCAGGGATCATTGAAACCTCATCGAGAATCAAGCACTTGGCAAACTTCGCCCGTGATAGCGCCCCCATCTTCGCCCTCGTAATCCGCTGCTCAAACCACTCCCGAAAGAACACCTCGTTCGGCATATCCGCAGCAGGACCAAGACCGACCCCAGCCCAACGGTGCAACGTCGTCACCTTCGGCGCATCGACCCCGGCAGGCAACCCCACCGCCAACCGATCCGCCAGATTGAAAGCCGCGATGCCCGTTGACCCGCACACATACAGCCCCTTCGTCGTCGCGTGTCTCGCCACCAGCGCAGCCGTCAGCGTGCTCTTGCCCGTGCCAGCCTCCCCCGTCAGAAAGACATTGCCCCCCGCCTCGATGCGTTCAATCACCGCCGCCTGTTCTTCGTTGAGGTGTCCTGTCAACGGATCCAGTTCCAGAGGCAACGCCCCGACACCCAGACCGCCCATGTTCGCAGCTTGTAGAATCATAGGTCAAAATGGGTTGAAGGTTCCAGGCAGGATCACCAACGGCAGTTTCATAATCAGCAGAGGAGGATTCAGCCCCAGACCCTCTGGCACCACCGCCAGCCAAGCCTCATCCTTCGGCCCAGGACCGATCACCACCGACAACTCCACATCCAGAGCGTGAGCCAACTTCGCCCACCCAGCATCCATCCCATCAGAGGGATGCACCATCGGGATACGTTCGCCCGCTTCAGCAAAGCCAAGCCGCCGCTCCTCCCGCGCCGTCGTTGCAGGGAGCGCGTGCTCGTCATCCCCTTCGGGATCACGCTTGAGCACTATCCCGCCCGCCTTGGCTACGGGGATTTGACCCCCCGCAACCGCCGCCTGTTTCTTCGCCAGCATTTCCTTCAAGGTCATGGTCTGCCTCCCTTCTTTGAAGTTTCCTCCAAACACTCCTCTGCCCAACCCTTCCACTTCGCCACCGTCGCCGCCACATGAGACACCTTCGCCTCCAGTTCGCTTAACGTCCCAATGACATCATCCGCCACAATCGCCGCCCCCTGGATGTTGCCCATTGAGCTATCATCGTAAGCCTCTTTCACCTGAGAAGATGCAGCGCCAAGCAACTGCAACAGTTCATGGAAACCATACCGCGCCTCTAACAGCGTGTCATTTGATGGCTCGTTCACAGCATGATCCTCCCATGAATTTCAGCCACCAACTCCACATCTCGGCGCAAGTAATCCAGAGCCGTCTCCAGATCCTCCGCATACAGCTTCCCAAAGTCCTTCCCGTGTGAACCCGTCTTGCCCTCCAACCCCAAGAACTTCGCCGCATGATCCAGCTTGGTAAACGGAGCCTTGAAGTCCCCAGCCTTCCACTCCTCCATCAAGTCAATCACCATCGGCTCCTTGCCCCAGCCCGTCCGCGCCGTCCACCACTTCGGCGGTTTGATGCCATGCCGCCACAGCCGACGAGTCAGAAACGGAATATCAAACCCCTTGTTGTTCCAGCCCACCAACGGCCCGTTGTAGATTTCCTTGGTGTCCTCAAGGAACGCCAGCAGCAAGGCCCGTTCATCATCGCCGTGATGAATCGTCACCTCGTCGCCCGCCACCTCCATCAGACCGATAGCCAGCACCCGCCCCGTCATCGGATTGAGCGCCCCCCGCTCCAGCCAAGCCGTCTTTTGTTCAGCGATGTTCGCCGCGATCTTGTCCGCGTCCTTGTAATTGGAAGGCGCGGTGAACTCAGGCGCGAACGCCTCCATCTCTTCCGCCGTCAGCGGAGCCGTTTCAATGTCGAAAAAAATCATAATCGTTGTTGTTTGGAAATGAAGCCGTCTCTCCGGCTGTCACGTCTGTTCCCCCGACGTTCAGGCAGTGCCTAGAGTTCCTTCTTCGCTTCCAGCAGGGCCGCGATCAGCCGCTTGTCAGCGATGGTCTTTTTCTCCTTGGCCTCCAGCTTCGGCAGTTCCGCCTTCACCAGCTTCTCGATGGTTTCGAGGTCGAGGTCAGCCAAAGGCAACCCGTTGTAACCCTCCAGATGCACCTTCGTTGTCTCCCAGCCGCCGCTTGCCGCTGGCTTCTCTTCCTCATCCTTCTCGTCCCAAGGAGCCGTCTCCTTTGCCGCCGAGCGATAGCCCGCGTCCTTCTCCTCCCGGTCCTTCACTC